TTGCGCCGTGGCGCCGATCCCGATCGATACCTGACCCTCAAGGGGCAGCGATACCACTACAAGCGGCGGGTGCCGTCGAGCCTTCACGCCATGTTCGGCGGCGATACGCACGTGCGCAAGAGCCTCAAGACCGACGACCTCGCCATTGCCCGGGTGAAGCGGGACGAGCTGGAGGAGGCCGACGATCGCCTGTGGGAGGCGCTGGCGCTTGGTAAGCCGAGCGAAGGGGCGAAGGCCGCCTATGAGGCCGCAGTGGCCACAGCGCTCGCCCTGCGCTTCGCATACCGGCCTGCGATCGAAGTCGCGGCCGAGCCGCTGCCAGACTTGCTCGGACGGATCGCGGCCGTGCCGGAATCGGGAACCAGCCGGCCGATCGCCGATGCGACCCTTGGTCTGCTCGACGCGCCCAAGGTCACGGTGACCGAGGCATTCGATATCTATTTCGACGTGATCGCCACCGACGAGCTGCGCGGCAAGAGCGCAAAGCAGCGGGCCGACTGGCGTAAGGTAAAGACCCGGGCACGGAACAACTTCATCCAGGTCGTCGGCGATATCACCCTCACCGACACGACCCGTGACCAGGCGCTGCAGTTCTATGACTTCTGGCGGAAGCGGATTGCGCCGAACGATCGCGAGATTGCCGAGGGCGCCCTCATCACCCACTCACCGGCCAGCGGCAACCGCGACATCGGCAATATGCGCGTGCTGTTCACCGCCTACCATCGTCACATCGGCCAGATGGACAAGTTCAATCCGTTCTCCGGGCTCGGCTTCGAGGAGGACGATGAGCGGACGCGGCCACCCTTCCCTGTCGAGTGGATCACAGGAACCATCCTGGCGCGTGGTGCGCTGTCGGCGCTCAATCCGCCGGCGCGGCGCATCTTCCTGACATTGGTGGAGACCGGCGCCCGTCCGAGCGAGATCGCCAACCTGCTGCCGCGGCACATCGTGCTCGACCACGACATTCCGCACATCGTCATCAGCCCGCGCCGCGAACGCGAAGATCCTCGCCAGATCAAGACCGGCACATCGGTGCGCAAGGTGCCGCTGCTGGGCGTGTCACTGGCGGCGATGCAGGCCAGTCCCAAGGGCTTCCCTGAATACCACGACAACGAGACGACGCTGTCCAACACGCTGATGAAGCATTTCCGCAAGCACAAGCTGCTGCCGACGCCGGCGCACACCATCTACTCGATCCGCCATGCCTTTGAGGATCGGATGAAAGATGCGCTGGTGGACGAGGAGGTGCGGAAGCTATTGATGGGCCATGCTATCGATCGCCCACGCTATGGCAGCGGCGGCAGCCTGGAACTGCGCCGCGAGGCACTGGCGCGGATCACGCTGCCGTTCGATAAGACGATAGTTTGATCGGGGAGTAGCACGCGAGTGTCAATTTTCACCTTGCAGATCGACGATGCTACACCCTGCACCAAATGCGCGGAAGCGGTACCACTTCTCGTATCGCACTGCCCTCATTGCAGCCACGTTGCCCTGCATCGGCTGACGTTTGATCAGTTCTTTGGAGAGATGGAGCACGGTCGCATTGTCAGCGCCAAGACTGGCGGGCTTGTGGTTGGGCGCACCACGGACGAAGACGATATCCCGATGTACCAACACGTGAAGGGCAACGTGTTCGCGGCCGTTGGTTTGATGCAGGGTGGCGAGTATCTGATGTCGAAAGCCGCGTCGATCGCCCACCGTGAGCGGATTGATCAGATAAACGCAGTGAAGGGCAAGGCGCCAGCGAGTTTCCCGATTTCCCTCACCGCTCTATGCTCTGTAATCAATACCAATCTCATGCCGCCCTGGTCGGGCATCTGGATTGATTGGGGGCAGTACGTGGTCAACCGATTTGCAACAGCACAGCATTTTGAAGAACTGGAAGAGTTGAACGCGGACGTCCCAATGGAATGACCGGCATTTTGCTTTCAGCCGAGTGCGGCCTATGCTCCCCAGAGTGGGGATTCGGGGCACGCACTTGGCAAGAGATGCAGATGAACATGAGTTTGGGTCCGATGACACCGACACCAAGCTGCGACTAGTCCGAGATTATCTTAGCGCCTACGCGACAGCGCTCCGCCCAAAGTTCAACCATCTCTGGTACATCGACGCCTTCGCGGGTACCGGCAGCCGGTCGGTAAAGCATCCAGCACGGCCCGGCGATTTTATGAACGTCGAGGACGTGCCCGAAAGAGTGGAGAAGCGGCCTGGGTCGGCGCGCATCGGCCTAGAGATTAGTCCGGCCTTCGATCGTGTCATCCTTATGGACAGCAAGCCGCGCCATATCGCTGCACTTGAGGCCCTAAAAGTTGAGCACCCGCATCGAGACATCCATGTGGTCCCGGGTGACTGCAACCGCTTCATCCAAGACCAGTTGGCCAAGACGAACTGGGCAAGCAAGAGGGCAGCTCTGTTCCTCGACCCATATGGCATGGAGGTCGAATGGGCCACGCTCAAGGCCATTGCATCTACCGAAGCCATCGACGTCTGGTATCTGTTTTCGTTGGAGGGGCTCTATCGCAACGCAGCTCACGACATCAACGATGTCGACCAAGTGAAGCGAGCGGCCCTGACCAAGCTGCTGGGCACCGATGAATGGGAACGCGAGCTGTATTCCGTGCACCAGCCGCCGACCGATCTGTTCGACTATACGCCGCCGGAAGAGCGACGGCGGAACGCCGATGTGGCAGGCCTCGAGGCCTACGTGACCCGGCGACTGCGAGAGATATTTCCGATGGTTCTCGACCCTTATGCATTGCCGGTCGGGCGGAAGCCTCAGCGCTTCTCGCTGTACTGCATGATCTCTAACAAGGACGGCAAGGCGCTAGGGCTGGCGCGTCGGATCGGCGATCACATACTCAAGGCGGGCAAGTGATCCCAAGTGCGGCCGAGATAGGTTCGGCCCGCGGCCTTCTTGTTGCGTCCGCCCCACTGCTTGAAGAAGAAGGCGGCGCCGTGCCGGTCGCAGGCCTCACGGATTTCCTCGACCCATTCCTCCTGCATCGGCCGCGCCTTGGGCCCGCTTTCGCCGCCGACGATTGACCAATGGATGCCAGCCAAATCAGCGCCGGCCACTGAGCCGAGCAACGGCTCGAAGGAGACGAAGCGCACCGCGGCGGGTACCAGGCGCAGATGGTCGAGACGTTCGAGCACGCGGTCATCCTCGACGCTGGTGCCCAGCCAGACATTAGGCAGGATGCGGAATCGGCTTTCGCGGAGAACCTCGGCCATGCGCTCCGGCCGCTTGGTCAGGATCTGATACGTGTGGCGCGGCGTCGCCGCCATGGTCTGCCAGACCAGTTCGATGAAATCGGCCGGCACGTCCTCATGGAAGAGGTCGGACATGGAATTGACGAAGATTTTGCGCGGCTTCTTCCAGGCGATCGGCGCATCGAGCGATGCGTGATCAAGCCGGACCTTGCCGGTCCAGACGGCACGTCCGCCGCTCTTGCGGGTGAGGCCTTCATATTTTTCGACATCCATGGCTTCGAGTCGGGCGGCCATACGCATAGCATAGCAGTTGGTGCAGCCGGCGGTGACGATGGTACAGCCGGCAACGGGGTTCCAGGTGGCGTCAGTCCATTCGATCGATGTTTCGGCCATTGCGTCGCCCTTTCCGCTGTCAGCGATACTCGCCCATGGTGGTTAATGTTTGACCCTGCAAAACGGTCAGCCGCTTCTGCCGAGCACGTACCGCCGCCATGGCGTCATTCTGCGTCAGTAGTGCGTCGCGCTCGCGCTCGAGGCGCTGCCAGATCGGGAGATAGGTGACGCCCTGGTCGGGCGCCTCGGCCATGATCACTGCCATGCGGTCGAGCGCCCATTCGAGCGTCTCGACGGTGATGGGCTGACCTGGCACGAAGCGGGGCATGTCAGGCCGCCAGTGCGCCGAAGGGGCGCAGCGCGCCTTCGAGGGCCTTGCGGAAGGCCTCTTCGACCTTGGGCTGCGCCATGAACTTGATGCGGGCCGGCAGCGGCACGGCCTCGGGGCGCCAGTCGGGGTGCTTGCCCTTGACGATGTCGCGGTATTCGGTGGCGAGCGCGACCTGGTCGGCCTGGTCGACATCGTCGAGGATGGCCTGGCTCGGCAGCGGCAGGTTGAAAGCGGGATAGATCGCCTCGTGCAGGATGCGGCACTCCAGCCCGACAACGTCGGCGCCCTGATCCATCAGCCAGAGCTTCCACGGCGTTGCCAGATCGCGCGTTACATATTCGGGTGCGTCGTGCAGCAGCGCGTAGGGCCTGGACGACACGAGCCGGCAGGCCGAGGCGGCGATCAGGGTGTGCTGGGCCACCGTGAAGCTCGCCGTCTCGATGTTGCCGTACCAGCGGTTCTCGCGCGACAGGTGGTGCACGATGTCGTCGAGGCTCACCATTTCGGGCTTCGGGTTGGCGAAGTCGAAGGCGCGGCCGCTCGATGTGGTCAGCCAGAAGCGAGACATGGTCATGGCTGGCGCTGCCCGAAATGGAGGGCGACGCCGGCGGCGATCATGATCAGGCCAACGACCAGGCCGATGGCGATATCGGGGTTGCTCATTCGAACACCCCCGCATGAATGCAGACCAGCCAAATGCCGAGGAAACCGCAGGCATAAGGGAAGAGGTCGAGTGCGAAGGCGCTCATTTGTGCGCCTCCGCGAGATGCATCTTGAGGCCCTTGTCGCCGCTCAGCTTCTTGCCGCAATGCGGGCATGGGGTGCTGGCGCCGGAGCGGCTGCGCTTTTTGGTGCGGCTGCTCATGCCTGTGCACCCTGGCCCGGGCCAGCAGCGACGCGCGGCTGCGTGATGGCGACGAAGTCCTTGGCCGCGAGGTTGACGACGCGGCGGGTGTAGAGGTTGATCTGCCGCTCGGAGAAGCCGCGATAGCGCAGGCCGGTGATGACGTCCTTCAGGCTGGGCATGATCTGCCCGACCGCCTCGCGCATGCCGGCGACGGTGGCCTCCTCATTGTCGCCCGAGGTGTCCAGCTGCTGGACGAAGCTCTTGTTGGCCAGCGTCACCGCAGCATCGCGGTTCTGCTTCTGGAAGCTGAGCGGGAAGCCGAGGGCGGCGAGCACATCTTCGGTACAGTTGCCGTGATTGGCGCGCATCGCCTCGGCGAGGCCCTCGACGGTCAGCTGGGCGGCTTTATCATCGTCCGTCTTGTCGCGCTGCGAGCCGAGGCCATCGAGCTGGCAGGCGGCAAAGGCGGTCGGGGCGGTGATTTCCGCGCCCCCGTCCCAGGCGAAGTCAGGAACCTCGTTGCGATTTGCCGGGCGGCGCCACATGCCACTGTCGTGGCGCTGCCAGCCGGCAGCTTCAGCGAAGTGGGCCCAATAGGCTTCGTCGTGGGTAAGACGCTGTGCAGCGCCATATTGTGCGAGCATGATGCCCTCCAGTGGTGAACTGGCGAGCATGTAGCCATATCGGCTACTGTTCCGTCAAGTGGGTGTAGCCATACTGGCTATTTAGAAACACGGCGCAGAGCCAAGCCCATGACAATCATCGCCAGAGCGATCAGGCCGAGAAATATGGAAAGCGGCCGCGTTGTCTGTCCGACATAGACGCCCGCTCCCGAAATAATGAAGTAGCCGACCAGTGCCATAAGCAGCGCCAGCACCCCGAGGATATACAAGGTTGCCGCTATCCATCTCATGGCTAATCCTCCCGCTGCACCGAGTATATCACCCGCCCGACGACTCGGACCACGGCTTCCACGTCATCATCAATCGGAATGGGAGCTTGAAAGCGCGGGTCTGTGCTCTCGGGCATCAGCCAAAGCCTGCCATCCTCATCTCGACTGAGCGTTTTTACGGTCGTTTCTCTGGTTCCGTCCGGGCGTTCGCGTTCCACAATGTAGCGCTTGCCGACTTCCAGCCGTTCACCGGCCGCGATGAAGCTAGTATGCACCAACACCGTTTGCTCGGGATAGCGACGGTTCATTGATGGGCCCCTTGTCTCAGAGCCGAACAATTCCAGCGTTCGGTATCGCGGGTCGTCTGGGATTGCGACCGAGTACCATTCTTCCTCGGGCCATTCCGAATGGCTCTCCCACGCTCCCGCCTCCACGTGACTGCGGACTTTTACAATTCGCGTCGCTGAGGGAGCAGTGATGATCTGTTCGGGAGGAACACCGAACACCGTCGAGAAACGAGCCATCCAATCCTGGGTGAGCTTCATTTTCCCGGAGATCAGTTTGCTGACGGTGATGGGATGTGCGTCGATACCGGCCGCGACATCGTCGCGTGACAGGTTTCTTTCGCGCATCAACTCTTTGATCCGATTGCCCATTCCTCAGAAATAGCCGATACGGCTACGCTTGTCGTAGCTGATATGGCTACTTTTATGCTTGACGTGACAATAGCCGATATGGCTACTTTGCGTCATGAACCTCACCGCATGGCGAAAATCGCAAGGCAAATCCCTGGCAGAGACGGCCGCCGCAATCGGTATTGTCGGCGCTAATCCTGCGCGGTCGCTGCAGCGGTACGAGAGTGGCGAGCGCGTGATGCCGGCGGTGCAGCAGGCAGCGGTCGAGACCTTCACGAATGGCGCGGTCACATTTAACGACATGTTTGCTGCCCGTCTTGCGTGGGAGACAACCAATCTAGCCGAGGCTCAGTCGTGAGCCCCGCCCTCCCCATCATCAGTTCGGCCCGCCACCCCTCCAGGCGCGCCTGTGCCCGGCGTGTCGCGCGCAGCATCCTCCTCCCGCTGCGCGCGGCCGTCGGGGCTTTTTCGAGCAGCGATCGCCTCGCGATACCGCTCGATGGCCTGACGCAAGGCAGTGCTGGGCTGGTAGTGGGGAAACCGGTTCATCGACAGACCTTCATCGCCGCGACGCCGGCGGTGCTTTTTGTTGCACGCGGACGAGCGATTGTCGCTGGCAGCGTGGCGGGGGTTTTGCCATGCGCCCGATGAAGCCGCGCCGCCCCGGCTCGCCGCATGATGCACTCGCACAACTGATGAGCCAGATCGGCCTCAGCGAGAAGGGCGACGGCGTGCAGATCGCCGCGGACTTCGAGGGCAAGACCAAGTTCACGTTCTACAAGCTGCTCGACCCCGACCAGGACGGCGAGCTGAGCTTCGTCCGCGTGGCCCGGCTGACGGAGCATTTCGGCGCGACGGCAGCGGCCGAGCACCTGGCCGGGCTTTGCGGCTGCGTGCTGGTGCGGCCACCGGAATCGGTGCCCGGCGCCAAGGATCTGCTGGTGGCAACCGGGGCCGCGCTCAAGGAAACCGGCGACGTGATCGCCGAAGTCAGCACCGCCCTGGTGGATGGCGAAATCAGCGCCGCCGACCGCGCACGCATCCTGCCGGAAATCCGCCAGGCCATGGCGCTGTTCGCCGCGCTCGAGCTGATCGTGGAGGCTGGCCAATGAGCACCGAACTCGCGCTGTTCGCCCACGCCAAGGAAGCCCTCGCCGCCGCGGTACGGTTCGACGAAGTACAATCAATCCGCAGCCGGGCGCGGCAGGCCGAGGCCTATGGCAAGATCGCCCGCGACAAGGGGCTGATCGCCGACGCCAACGAAGTGATCGCCCGGGCGGAGCGCAAGCTCGGCATCATGCTGCGCGCGGTCAAGAACGACGGACTACTGAGCCAGGGCGGCCGGCCTGAGACCAGCAACCTGAGCGAGCCGGAAACCGGTGACGGACAGGAACCGGTTTTCGACAACACCCCGTTCACGCTCGCCGATATCGGCGTCGACAAGAAGCTGAGCAGCCGCGCGCAGAAGCTCGCCGAGCTGGAGGACGCTGCCTTCGAAGCGGTTGTCGCGGACAAGCGTGAGAAGATCCTCGCGACCGAGCCGGTATCCGCAAGTCCGAAGACGATCAAGGTTGCCGCGCAGCCGAAGCCCGAGCCGATCAAGCCGCTGAAGCCGCGCCGCTTCCATCAGTTTGTGGTGTCGCTGCTGGCGCTGTCGTTTGCCAGCGATCGGGTGACCAGCGTCGGCATATGGGACCTAGCCAGAATGTGCGGCATCGTCACGGTCGACGGGGACGATGTCGAGTTCACGCCAGAGGCCTATGAGGCGCTCGGCGCCCTGGCCGAAACGGCGCTCAAGCCGTTCATTGAGGCCCAGACGAATACCCCAGAGGGGTCCGGCACGGCTCGCGAGGCCTCCGGCGGTCAACCTCTCCCCGGTGACGGGGACATTGGAGACCTGCAACACGGGACACAGTCCGCCCCTCACCACCTTCAACAACTGCAGCTGCGCGAGGCCTATGAGGGCGAGGTTGCCCTGCTTGGCGACAAGCGCGGCAAGCTGACCATGGCGCTGGCGGAGCCCGCCATGCGGGCCGGTTATGACGCCGAGGTTCCCGTGGCGCTGATCGCCCAAGACCTCGGTCATCCCCTCGGCACGATCAAGACCTGGGCCAACCGCCTCGAACTGACCAGCATAGACCGCATGCATGCCCGCCAGCAGCGCTACGGAGGCGCCGCATGAACCGGCCTGCTCCCAGCTATCATCCCGAACAGATCGTCGCCCGTGTGGTGCTGGAGCCATCTGGCGCCCACCGGCTCGAAGTCGAGACCACGGGCGGCATCATGATCGTCGCCTATGACGCCAACACCATTCCGCAGCTCGAAGCGGCCTGCTCCCAGTTCCGCATGCTGACGACGCAGGCTGATGGCGGCCGCGACTTCCACAATCGCAAGACCGTAGCCCTGGAGATCGGACGATGATGACCGTCGATAACGTGACGATCGACCCCACTGCCATTTTCGGCATGCTGCTAGCGGCCGAGGGCGGCGCGTCTCTGGATCAGATGGCGCATGTATACGGGCTGGCGCGGCACAGCGTGCTGGACCTGCTCACCAAGGCGCGGCGCGGCGAGTGCGGCAAGGTCGAGGCCTGGAGCGGTGAAGGCCGAGGCCAGACCGTGTCCGGCAAGGCCAAGGGTGCCGGCCCCGTCGCGGCCGATCGTCAGGAAGTGCTGCTGCAGCGCTGGATGCGCCGCATCGCGCGCCACATGCACCGGCATGGCGAAATCAGCCTGGAGCAGGTGCGCCAGCTGGTCGACACCCAGAGCGAGACGGCTTCGGTGTGGATGGACCAGCTGCGCCACCAGTTCAAGAAGCTGGGGCTTGCCTTCCGCAGCGAGACGCGCGGCACGAAGTTCGACCTGTTCTACGTGATCGAGGGCGATAGCCGCGACCTGCTCGCCACCATCATCGCCGACGACTGGAAGATCGAGGTGGAGCGGTGATAGCCGACAACTTCCCCCTCATCGTCCTCTGCTGCTTCGGCGCGGTCGCGGTCTACGCGTGCGTCTGCATGTTCTTTGGGAATGACATGTGATGAAGAACCGTCTTTCCGACCTCAACAACCACCTCTTCGCCCAGCTCGAACGGCTGTCTGACGAAGATCTGACGCCCGAACAGATCGACACCGAGGCTAAGCGTGGCGAGGCGATCGTCACTGTTGCGGACCAGATTATTCGCAATGCCGCGTTGCAGATCAAAGCGGCTGAGCTGGTCGCCGAATATGGGTCCAATCCCGAACCCTACCTGCCGCAGATCGAGGGCAAGGCGTCATGACGAGGCGCGGGCCCATCCATTACTCGGCAGCGGAAATGACTTGGCTTGAAGCCAACCGCTCGATGATCATCAGCGACTATCACGCCGAATTCGTTGCCGCGTTCGGCCGTTCCGATGTTGACGCCGCCCATCTGCACAGCCTGCGCAAACGCAAAGGCTGGAAGGTCGGCCGAGAGCCGGGCAGGACCAAGGGTCGACTGTTGAAGTATTCGGCGGCCGAGATTGCCTGGCTGCGCGAGAATTGCGGCCTGATGATCGGCGAGTTCCATAGTGCTTTTTGCGTCCAGTTCGGCCGTGTCGATATCTCAGCCGAGCAGCTGAACGCCCTGCGCAAGCGGCAGGGCTGGAAAACTGGTCGCACCGGTCATTTCGCCAAAGGGGCGGCGCCAGCAAACAAGGGCAAGAAGATGCCCTTCAACGCGAAGTCGGCGGCAACCCAGTTCAAGAAGGGTCAGGTGCCGCACACCTTCCGCGGCGCCGGTCATGAATCGGTCGACGAGGACGGCTACGTCTGGATCATCATCGACGCGCCGAACCCATGGACCGGAGCGGCCACCCGCCGCATCCACAAGCATCGATGCCTTTGGGAACAGGCCAACGGGCCGGTGCCAGAAGGCTACGTGCTCAAGTGCCTGGACAGCGACAAGCTCAACACCGATCCGAGCAATTGGGAAGCCATCCCGATGGCCGTGCTGCCGCGACTGAACGGTCGTTTCGGTCGTGGCTATGACACGGCGCCGGCGGAACTCAAGCCGACGATCATGGCGGTGGCCAAGCTCGAGCATGCTTCGCGCACCAGGCGTGAGGCGGCGCGATGACCGCACTCAACTTCATGGCCAAATTTTCCGGACCGGTCGAGCGGCGAGAGAAGCGGCGGAGCATCCGGGCGAAGGGCGATCGCTTCAAGGTCGGTGGCAGCATCCAGCTTTACACCGGCATGCGGACGAAGGCCTGCCGAAAGCTGGTTGCCAATGACCCTGTCTGCACTGCTGTCGAGCCGATAACGATCCGGCAGGACAGCGTGTGCATCAACGGGCGCTATCTCAACGTGCCGGAGCGCCAAGCCTTGGCGATCGCCGATGGCTTCGAAGGTATCTTGCCGTTCTGCGATTTCTTCCTCGATGGCTCCCACGTGTTCAACGGCTTCCTCATCGTATGGGACTGGCCGGAATGAACATGCCGATCCGATACGAGGAATTCCTCGCCGCCAAGGTGGCCATGGCGCCGGTCTCGGGCTTCGTCGTCGAAGATCACGAGATCAATCCGCTGCTCAAGCCGCACCAGAAGGCCATTGTCAAATGGGCATGCCTGGGCGGCCGGCGCGCCATCTTTGCCGCCTTCGGGCTCGGCAAGAGCTTTATGCAGATCGAGATCCTCCGGATCATCTGCGCGCGGTTCGGCGAAGGCGCCAGCATGGGCCTCATTGCCGCGCCGTTGGGTGTGCGCCGCGAGTTCTTTGCCGACGTGCGTACGCTGGCCACCGGCAACCACCCCGATATCAGCGACGCGCAGCGCGACGAGCTGACGGCGTGGCAGGAAGGGCATCCGAATCGGGTGCCGTCGCTCAAGTTCATTCGCGGCCTGACTGAGGCGGTACCCGGCCTCAACATCACCAATTACGAGACGATCCGCGACGGCAAGCTCGACCCGCGCGACTTCCTCGCCGCGTCGTTGGACGAGGCCTCGGTGCTGCGCGGCTTTGGCGGCACCAAGACGTTCCGTGAGTTCATGCGGCTGTTCGATGGCATCCGCTTCAAGTTCGTCGCCACGGCCACGCCGTCGCCCAACCAGTATATCGAGCTGCTGGCCTATTCCGCATTTCTCGAGGTGATGGATGTCGGCCAGGCCAAGACCCGGTTCTTCAAGCGCAACAGCGAGAAGGCCGACACGCTGACCATCCACCCGCACAAGCAGCGCGAGTTCTGGCTGTGGGTGGCGAGTTGGGGCCTATTCGTGCAGAAGCCCAGCGACCTCGGCTTTTCAGACGAAGGCTACGCGCTGCCGCCGCTGACCGTGCACTGGCACGAGCTGCCGGCCGACCATACGACGGCCGGCGAGGAGAAGAGCGGCCAGGGGCGCCTTCTGCGCAATGCCGCCGCCTCGCTATCGGACGCCGCCCGCGAGAAGCGCGACAGCCTCGATATCCGCATCGGCAAGATGGTCGAACTGCGCGCGCTCGACCCGGCGGCGCATCGCGTCATCTGGCACGACCTCGAGGATGAGCGGCGGGCGATCGAGAAGGCGGTACCGGGTATCGGCGCGGTCTATGGCAGCCAGGACCTCGAAGCCCGCGAGGCCATGGTGGCCGAGTTCGCCGAAGGCCGGCGCCGCGAGCTGGCAGGGAAGCCGTCGATGCTCGGCTCGGGCAGCAATTTCCAGCGGCACTGCCACTGGGAAATCTTCCTCGGCATCGGCTTCAAGTTCAACGACTTCATCCAGGCGGTGCATCGCTGCTACCGATTCCTGCAGCTGCACGAAGTGCGGATCGACCTGATCTACACCGAGGCCGAGCGGCCGGTGCGGGACGTGCTCGAAGCCAAGTGGCGCCGCCACGACGAACAGATGGCCATCATGACAGAGATCATCCGAGAATACGGCCTCGCCTCGGCGGCGATGGCCCAGAGCCTGACGCGCGCCATGGGCGTGGAGCGGGTGGAGGTGAGCGGGCCGGGCTATGTGCTGGTCAACAATGACTGCGTGCCTGAATGCCAGGCCATGGCCGCCGACAGCGTCGACCTGATCGTCACCTCGATCCCGTTCTCGACGCAGTACGAGTATTCGCCCAACTATGCCGACTTCGGCCATACCGACGACAATGGCCACTTCTTCGCGCAGATGGATTTCCTGATCCCGCAGCTGCTGCGCGTGCTCAAGCCCGGGCGGATCGCCGCCATCCATGTGAAGGACCGGATCGTGCCGGGCGGCATGACCGGCCTCGGCTTCCAGACGGTTTACCCGTTCTCCGACGACACGATCCGCGCCTTCGTTCGGCATGGCTTCGCCTTTCTCAGTCGCAAGACGATCACGACAGACGTGGTGCGCGAGAACAACCAGACCTATCGGCTGGGCTGGACCGAGCAGTGCAAGGACGGCTCGCGCATGGGCAACGGCATGCCGGAATACCTGCTGGTGTTCCGCAAGCCGCCCACGGATGCCTCTGACGGCTATGCCGACGAGCGGGTGCCCAAGGGCATGAAGTTGTGGGTGGACGATGCGCGCAAGGCGCTCAAGGACCCCAAGCTCAAGGCGCACCGCCCGGCGATCCGCGAGCTGATCGCGGCCGAGGGCGACAAGGCCGGTGTGATCAGCGGCTGGATCAACCCGAACGGCTATAGCCGCGCCCGCTGGCAGCTCGATGCGCATGGCTACGAGCGGGTGACCGGCAACCGGCTGCTGACGCCCGAGGAAATGCTCGGGCTCGACGCCAATGTCATCTTCAAGCTGTGGAAGGCCTACCAGCTCGACCAGGTCTATGACTTCGAGCATCACGTCAAGATTGCCGAGGCGCTCGAGGAGAAGGGCGCGCTGCCGTCGACCTTCATGCTGCTGCCGCCGCATAGCCGGCACGAGGATGTGTGGACCGATGTCGCCCGCATGCTGAGCATGAACACGCTGCAGGCGCAGCAGGGCAAGGAACTGCATCTGTGCCCGCTGCAGTTCGACATCGTCGATCGCGCGATCAACCAATACACGGCGCCCGGCGAAGTGGTGTTCGACCCGTTCGGCGGGCTGATGACGGTGCCGATGCGCGCGCTGAAATTCGGGCGGCAGGGTCGCGGCGTCGAGCTGAACCCGGCCTATTTCGTGGACGGCTGCGCCCATGTGCATGCCATGGCCGAGGAGCTGGCCATGCCTGACCTCTTCGGCCTGATGGAAATCGAGCAAGAGGAGATGGTGGCGTGACCGAGGGACAGATTTCGCCATGGCTGCCCGAACAGGATCGCATCCGCCTAGCGATCCTCGGCAAGTTGATCGAGGAGTGCAACGAGCTGGCGGCACGCGCGGCTCGCTGCATCATCCATGGCCTCGACGAGGTCGATCCCGATTCCGGTCGAACCAACTTCATGGAATTGGGCCGGGAGATCGCCGATGTCGATGCCTGCATCGGCGTTGCGACCACCGAACTGAGCATCCCCGTCTCCACCCAGCGAATGCTCGACAAGACTGCCGGCTTCGAACGCTGGCATGGCATGATCCGGGAGGCCGCCGATGCGTGAGGCCCTGCCGCAGCGCCGCTATGCCGAGGGCTTCGACCTCGCCTTCCCGCGCTTCACCGACAAGTTCTACACCGTCACGATCGGCTGCCATCCCGATGGCCGGCTGGCCGAGGTGTTCATCAACGCCCATACCAAGGTGGGCAGCGATGGCGACCTGGCAGCGCGCGACGTCGCGATCCTCATCTCGATGAGCCTGCAGCACGGCGCGACCGTCGAGGGCCTCGCCCATGCCATGACCCACGACGCCAGCGGCAAGCCCGAGGGCCTCGCCGGCATCGTGCTCGCCGAGCTGGTGAAGTGGCAGGCGCTCAACCGGGTGGAGCGCGCCGATGTCTAGCTACGACGCGCCGCCCGAGGCCGAAGAACTGCACCTGCTGGGCAAGCTGGTGCCGTCGCCGCTGATCATCACCCATTCGGCCACGCTTGCAATCGCCGAGCGGCTGCGGGCCAGCGGCGATGGCATGCTGCTGTTCAGCCTTGGCCTCGGCGCGAACTGGCTCGAAATCACGGCGCAGGGCCGGCGCCGGCTGGTCGAGCATGGGCCGAAGCCCAAGCCGTGCCCGTTCTGCGGCTGCAACCTGGTCGAGACCGCCTTCCGCGCCGGCTGGGCTCACCCGCATCGCTCGCAATGCATCCTGGCTGACTACGCCACCAGCAAGATCAACGAATGGAACACGAGGCCTGTCCTCGCATGACCCTGTCGCCCGAACTGGCATCGCTGCGCGACCAGGCCATGGCGGTGACTTGCTGGAGCTGGTCGACGTTCAGGGGATGGAAGCTGAGCAACGGCGTCGATCGCTGCGGGCCGTGCCCCAAATGCGGCGGCAAGGATCGTTTTGCCATCCATACCCAGAAGAACACCTTCAACTGCCGCAAATGCGGGCTCAGCGGCAGCGGCGTCATCGACCTGGTGATGAAGACCGAGGACGTGCCCTTCGTTGATGCCTGCGAAATCATTACCGGCCGCAAGGCCAGCGAGCCGCTCGACCCAGAGAGGGCGCGGCAGCTCGATGAGCAGCGCCGGCGGGATGAGCAGCGGCGCCAGTCCGATGCCGAGCGCTATCGCCTCAAGGCGATCGGCGACGCTGTGACGCTGTGGAACCGTTCCGTCGAGCCCGGCCCGGCCGGGTCAGGGGGTGTGCTGGACTATCTGGCGTTGCGCGGGCTCAAGCCGTCGCGCTGGCTGCGCGAGATCCCGGTGCTCGACTATGTCACCGAAGTGATGGTCGACGGCCGCAAGACCTGGCCTGTGATCCATTCGGGCCCGGCGATGATCGCCGGCGTGGTGCAGCCCGATATGCAGATGCAGGCGGTGCATGTCACCTGGATCGACCTCGGCCAGGCCAAGGGCAAGGTAGCGCTGCACCACCCGACTCGGATGGACGAAAAGACCGGCGCCTTCGAGCCGCTGCCGTCGCGCAAGGTGTTCGGCCACAAGAAGGGCGGATCGATCCGCCTGTTCACGCCCTCGGCCGGGCTGCGCCGCATCGTCATGGGCGAAGGCATCGAGACGACCTGGACCATGGCGGTGCACAATTTCGAGCCGGGCACCGCCTACTGGGCCGGGGTCGACGTGCCCAACATGGCGGGCAAGGCGTTTCGCGACATCGAGAACAAGCGTCACCGCGATCGGCCTGACCTCGACGATCTCGAATGCTTCTTGCCGCCCGACTGGTGCGAGGAGCTGGTCTATCTCTGCGACGAGGCGGAGACGCTGCCCGAAATCATCCGCGGCCTGGCGCGCGCCGTGACGCTGCGCGACCAGGCGCGCGATGCCAATCCCGCGCTGCCGCTGTTGGCGGCCAGCTATGTCGAGCCGATCGGCGACGGCAAGGACATGAACGAACTTGTGAGAGTGCAGGCCGGTGACTGATACGCCCGACGACGACAACCCGGTCAAAAGAGCCGCCGCGCGCCAGCGGCCGGTGAAGGGCAACTTCAAGGTCATCGACGGCGGCAAGCCGGAGGAATCGGCCAAGCCAAAGCGCGGCCGCAAGCCGAAGGCCTCGGCCGAGGGCGAGGCGCCGCCGGCGGCTGATCCGGACGATCCGGGCCCAGGCGACGATGGCCTGCCCGACTTCGACGACGTGGAGGAGGAAAGCGGCGGTCTCGCGGGCTTGTCGGAAGACGATATCGTGGTGCTCAAGCGCAATGCAGAGCGCGACGAGAATGACCGCGACAATGCCCGGCGCTGGATCGACTGGGATGGGCAGAGGGTCGGCCATGTGCGCGGCCTCGGCTGGATGACCTACCAGGTCAACCACTGGAAGCGTGACGATGGCGACCTCGATGTGCGGCTGATGGCGCAGGATCTAGTCGACAAGATCAAGCTCGAAGCCCTGTTCATCCTGGCCACTCCCCGCGTCGGCCGATTGATCGCCGCGGCCGAGGCCGTGTCAAAGAAGCCGGAGGCCGATATCACGGCCGCCGATCGCTCCCTGCTCACAAAGGCCGATAAGGCGCGCACCACGCTGGCCAAGAAGCGCGCCGCACGCATCCGCTTTGCCGTGGGTACCGGCAATGCCAGCAAGACCACGGCGCTGCTGACACAAGCGGCCAGCCAGAAGTCGATCGAGCAGGACGTGCTCGATAGGGACCGTATGCTGTTCAATTGCCGCAACAAAACCCTGCGGTTCAGTCGCATCAACGACCCAGAGCAGGACCTGACACCCGAGGCGGACGGCACACCTATCCCGCCCCGCAAGATCGGCCACGTCGAAGTGCTCGAGCACGATCGCGGCAACATGATCACCAAGCTGGCAGACGTCGATTACGACCCCGACGCCACCTGCCCGCGGTTCATGGCGTTTCTCGAACGATCGCAGCCCGAGCCGGTGATGCGCAAATTCCTGCAGGTCTTCGACGGCTTCGCGTTGCTGATCGGCGGCAATGGCGAGCAGAAGGTGATCTATCACTTCGGGCACGGCGCCAACGGCAAGTCGATCTACATCGAGACCATCGGCGGGATGGCCGGGACGTTCCGCACCGTCGTTTCGCCAGATACCATCACGGGCGATGCGCAGCGTGGTGGGCAGCAGGCCTCGCCGGATATCGCCCGGCTGTTCAACACCCGCTATGTCGTGGTCGAGGAGTTGCCCAAGGGCACGCCGCTGCGCGAGAGCCTGATCAAGGCGGTGTCGGGTGGCGGCACCATGATCGCTCGATTCCTGCAGAAGGAGTTCTTCGAGTTCCGCCCGATCTTCGTGCCGATCCTGTCGGGCAACGAGCTGCCAGAAATCAGCGGCGGCGACAACGGCATCTGGCGCCGCGTGCTGATCACCCCATGGGAAGTGACGATCCCCGAGGGTGAGCGCATCCAGTTCGACGAGATGCTCGAGATTCTCGCGGCCGAGCGTGCCGGTATCCTCAACTGGCTGATCGAAGGCCTGATGCTCTACCTGCGCGACGGGCTGGACCCCTACATCCCCGAGAAGGTGAAGAAGTTCACCCAGGACTATCGCGAGGAAAAGGACCCGGTTGGCCGCTTCTGCAAGGCGCTGCTGATCCCCGATGCGGAGAGCAAGGTGCAGGCCCGCACCATGCTCGCCGCCTATAACGACTGGTGCCTGGCCAACGGGCTCAAGGCCTGGAACGAGACGTCGTTCGGCAAGACCATGCGCCGGCTCGGCTACCAGAAGGAAGAAGGCCGGCTGGTCTACTACCTCGGCGTGCGCCTCGGCGACGTCCCCCGAACCACCAGCGATCCCCGCGACCCCGGCTGGTCTCCCGACCGGTAACTCCCCCGACCCCTCGCGAGGGCAGCGGCAGCAGTCGCGACCCTCGCGTTCCGATCCCCGCGCCCCCTTGGGGGAAGGGGAAAGGAAGTCGCAACGGTCGCCCCACGCAAGCGTGGGCCGCACGACCGTTGCGAGAGTTTTTCGAGGGTTAGATGCTACGGTCGCAAATCTAAATCAACAAGTATATCAACGACTTGCAGAGGCTTTGCGACCGTTGCGACCCTTTCGTGCGCGTATACTGATGGGGAAGGGGTTCGGGGTGTTGAAGCTGATTTGGTCGGTCTGCGAAATTCTCATGTCACAAGGGAAAACCGTCGCAACTACCGCAACCGTCGCTAACCCTCGCCCTCCCTCACGTTTTTCCCTGCGATAGTTCATCCCAACTATCGAAAGGGTCGCGAAAAGAAGGATAGAGCTGATGCCGAAGGCCATGGATGTCGAAGACCTGCTGATCTGGGCCTTTCGTGATCAGAAGATTGACCTGGTGGCAGCGGCAATGCGGCCAAAGGGTCCGAGCGGCGCAAGTCATAGCTCTCTCGCCGAAATGCTGATGCTGGGCACCAAGGTGGACACGACCTCGGCGGGTGCCAGGCACTTCGCGGTGCACTGCCATGAGGATGCGGCGGTGATTTATGATGCGGTGATGGCACTCCCGCCCGAGGCCTGGATGTTCGTGATCAAGCATGCCAAGTCAGCGACGCAGCCGGACTGGCACGAGGAAGGGCCGGGCGAATGGGTAGTGCCAAAGGACAAGCATGGCGAGCCGCGCAAGCTCTGGGCCGATCCGGCGAAGAAAACCGGGTTCCTCGGCTATCAGGCAGCCGAGCTGGTGGGCACAAATCCGGTGCATGTCGAAGAAAGCCGCCGCGCCTACGCGGTTTGGCGCGCCGCGCTGGTCGACCTGGTCCCGTTGCTCAATGCCGAGATGGTCGATCATGAGGCCATCGGGCCCGGCGCTCGACCGGAGCCGTGGGCTGGCTAAACTCGCTGTTGACGAACCCGTAAAACTTGACATACCTTCAACCACAAGAAATCAGGTCTACACACAGGCGCATCGGGAAACCGGGGCGCCTTTTGCGTTTCCGGGGTCCAGCATGGCGCGATCGGTGATCGTCCGGCCGGGCAACGCGGCGCTCTCGATATCGTTCGAGGCCGATATCTCCTCGATCAAGAGCGAGATGCCGGAGTGGGCGCAGCGGCGCATACCCTCGATCACGCGCAACGCGCTCAATGACAGCGTGATCGATGCGGCCCACGCCGAGACCGACAAGATCAGGGGCGTGTTCGATCGTCCCAAGCCGCTAACAGAGCGGGCGCCACTCTACCGCAAGGCCACATCAGACAGCCTCACCGCCTGGGTGTTCATCAGGGATGAGGCATCGGGTGGCACTGCGCCGTCCAAGTATCTCATGCCCCAGGTGATGGGCGGTGCACGCGGGGCCAAGCGCTTCGAGGTTGCCCTCCGATCCATCGGTGTGATGCGGGCCGATGAGTTCGCCATCCCGGCTATCGGGTTCAAGCGTGACCAGCATGGCAACGTGCCGGGCTCGACCATCGTGCGCATCCTCTCGCAGCTGCGGGCAATGGAGCGGTTCGCTGGCTCGATGGCCAACGAGACGGCCAAGTCCAAGGTGCGCAACGTGAGGGCGGGCAAGGCTCGGTACTTCATACCGCAGACCAGCGGACCACGTGCTGATCGTGGCATCAGTCGCCTGCCTCGCGGTATCTATGAGCGGCAAGGCAACCGCATCCGGGCCGTGTTCGTGTTCGTGAAGCAGCCGACCTATCGCAAGCGCTATGACTTCGGTCAGGCAGCCAGGGCGAAGGTCGAGCGTGTGTTCTGGCCCTACTGGCAGCGGCACTTCTATGCTGAACTGAAGAAGCACACGAGCCGATGATGGGTCGTGGGTCCTTCCAGCGTCCCGCCCGCCTGCGGGTAATTCGGGCCCCGAGCATTGGCCAGTCAGACAGCATTTTTAGAGCCTAAAGAGCGCTCTAAACTGGAGCCTCAAAAGCACTAAAATGGAACTGAGCAAGTCGGACTTCGCGGCGCACATCAACGTGTCGGCGGGTCGGGTGAGCCAGATGCTGACTGCCGGGATCATCGGGCAGGATTGCCTGGTTGGCCAAGGGCGATCAGCCAAGATCGATGTCGAGAAGGCGGTGCGGCAGATCAGCCTGCGCCGCGACATCGGGCAAAGCCTGGGCAATGGCATTGGCACCCAGCTGACAATGCCGGATGAGCCGATGGCGCCGAAGCCGAGCAAGACCGACGACCTGGCGCAGCAGCTGCAGCAGGAGCGGCTTGAGAGCGAGAGACGCAAGAACCGCATCGCGGCCTCGGAAGAACTGGTCCGGCAGGGTCAGCTGGTGCCGGCCGACCAGGTGCGCGCCTCAATGACGAAGCTGGCGCGGCAGGTCGACGAAGAAAACGGCGCCATGCTCGCCGACTTCGCCTCTGAGATCGCCAGCAAGTTCGGCCTGGTGCAACGCGACGTGCTCCACCTGCTCCGCCAGGTGCGCAACGAGAAGAAGGGCGCAGCGGCCGAACGGGCAAGGGCTCGCGCGGCCGAGCTGCCGGCGACGGTCGAGATCGTGGTGACAGAGGCGGTCGAGGCATGAGCCAGATGATCGTCAACGTGGCCAATGCCGAGCGCATTGCCGCGGACGTGCTGGCCGACACGCTGACGCCGCCGCCGCGGGTGGACTATCTCGGTTGGGCGGAAGGCAACATCGTGTTCTCCGAGCGCGAGAGCCCGCTGCCAGGACCCTACAACCGGGACCTGTTCTACTACTTCGACGAAATCCTGCGCGCGCTATCGCCGGATGACCCGTGCCGAACGGTGACGCTGGCCAAGTCGGCGCAGCTCGGCGGCACGGTGCTGGCCAACATCTTCTGCGGCGGGTCCATGGACATGGACCCCGGCGACTTCCTCTACGTACATCCCACCGACAGCAATGCCCAGCGGTGGAGCAAGATGAAGCTGGTGCCGATGCTCAAGGGCACGGCAGCACTGGCGAAGCTGTTTCCGCTCAAGTCGCGGGATGGCGGCGATAGCGTGCTCTACAAAGAGCGCGTCGATGGCAAGGGCGCCATCCAGATCTCGGGTGCGAACTCGCCCGCGTCGCTCTCCCAGGTGACGATGAAGCGCCAGGTGCAGGACGATCTGGCAAAATGGGAGATGAATTCCGGCGGCGACCCGGAGACGCAGGCCGACAGCCGGTCGCGCGCTCATGAGTTCGCCAAGGTATTTAAGATTTCGACGCCGCTCATTGAGCCCGGCTGCCGGATCACCAAGGCCTTTGAGGAAGGCAGCCAGGAGAAGCTCTACCTGCCCTGTCCGCATTGCGGGCATATGCAGACGCTCGAATGGGAAAACTTTCTCGACAATCTCGATGAGGAGCACCCTGAAAAGGCGCATTTCATCTGCACCGGGCCAGACTGCGGCGCGGCGATCGAGGAATATCACCGCCCGCAGATGCTGCGGGAAGCCAAGCGCCGCGAGACGCTGGGCGAAAAGGTCTGGAAGGCCTCCAACGAAGCGGCGATGCGTGTGCATCGGTCTTTTCACCTGTGGTCTGCCTACTCGCTGCTGCAGAGCTTCGAGCGCATTGCGCGGGAATGGATCAGCGCCAAAGGCAATCCGGCCTCGGAGCAGACGTTCTTCAACGACACAGTCGGTCGCGCTTACCGGACACTCGGCGACGCGCCGCCGTGGGAGGCGTTGCGCGACCGTGGTGGACTATCGGATCGCTTGCAGGGCCACGTGCCAGCAGGCCACGTGATCCTCACCTGCGGCGTCGACTGCCAGAAGGACCGTGTCGAGTATCAGGTTGTGGCCTGGGGCCGCGAGCACAAGCGGGCGATCGTCACTTACGGGATCATTCCCGGCCATATCTCGACGGTCGAGTGCCAGGCAGTGCTCAACGGGTTGCTGCAGCAGACCTATCCTAACGCCTATGGCCGCCGGATCGGGATCGACCTGACTGCAATCGACGGCAATGCCTGGACCGAGGACGTTTGGGCGTGGGCGAAGCGCCACCCGTCGTCGAAGGTGATCATGGTGCGCGGCATCGGCTCGGAGGCCGCGCCGCTGCTGACCGCGGTGAAGAAGGAAACCAACCGGGCGGGCAAGAAGCTGCCCTACTCGAAGCGGTTCTTCAACTTCGCCACCTCAGTGCTGAAAATGGCGCTCTACCGCAACTTGGTGAAGATTGACCCGCTGGAACGCGGCTTCATCGACCTGCCGAAGGGTCTAGAAGACGAGTTTTACCGCCAGCTGACCGCCGAAAGCCGCAAGCGGATCACCGGCAAGCGAGGCTTCGACGAGTATAAGTGGGTCAAGGACCCGCTGCAGGCCAATGAGGGCCTCGACACGCATCTGCAGGCCGAAGCGGCCTTCATTCGCATAGCGGGGCCCACGCGGGCCCTGCCGGACGCCATCTGGGACCGCTACGAGCGAGCCCGCGATTGCGCCCCGGAGCCCGTGCAGGGCGATATCGAGGATTTGTTCAACCATACGGCTCCGGCAACCCCGGCGCCCGCTGCAGCGCCCCCGGCGCCGGCGGCAACACGGTCGCGCCCGCAACGGGGCGTGCGGAAGATGAGGCGAGACTGATGCCTGGGATCACGGTTGAAAGAGCGCAGGCCATGCTCGACCTGTGGCTTGCGGCCGAAGAGGCTCTGGCCACCAGCCAGAGCTACACGATCCAGACCGACGGGTCGTCGCGTACCCTCACGCGTGCGGACCTCAAGCATGTCGGCGAACGCGTGACCTACTGGCAGGGCAAGCTCACTGCCGCCGAGCGTCGTGCCTCGGGCCGGGGCAGCATGCGATACGTGGTGCGCTGATGGGCAAGCCAGTGACGAAGAACAGCTTCCGCGGTCGATTGGCCCGGGGCGTGAATGCGCTTGCCCACAGCGTCAATCGCAGCGCCCAGGCAATTGCCGGAGCCGGCAGCAGCGGCGGCTACGAGGGCGGGCGCCGCGACAGCCGCCGCACTCGCAGCTGGCGGCCGACCGGCGGCAGTGCTGCGGCAGACTTGTTGCCTGACCTGCCCGACCTGGTGGCGCGGTCGCGAGACCTCGAGCGCAACTCGCCGCTGGCGCTTGGTGCCATCCAGACCAAGGTCAACGGCGTCATCGGCACCGGCCTGCGGCTCAAGTCGCAGCTCGACTTCAGAGTGCTTGGCCTGAGCGAAGAGCAGGCGATTGCCGCCCAGGACGATATCGAACGCGAGTTCGAGCTGTGGCAGCGCGATGCCGACTGGTCCGGGGTGCTGCACTGGATGGACATGCAGCGCCTGATCTATCGCTCGGCGCGCGTCTCGGGCGATATCGGCGTGGTGCGGCGGTACCGGAAGGATGCCGGCCAGACCTATGGTCTCAAGCTGGTGCTGATCGAGGGCGATCGGGTCTGTAATCCGAACCGCATGGCCGACAGCGACCGTATCAAGGGCGGCGTCCAGGTGAGTGCCTCGGGTGTCGTCGAGGGGTATCACTTCAGCGACCGCCACCCCGGTGACATGATGGGCGGCGCGCTCAAGTGGAACTTCGTGCCGCGCGTCGGGACCAATGGCAGCAAACTGATGCTATTGCCGTTCCAGATGCAGCGCCCGGGTCAGCCGCGCGGCGTGCCGCTGCTCGCGCCCATCGTGCAACTGGTCAAGCAGCTCAAGGACCTGACCGACGCCGAGATCAATGCTGCGGTCAACGACGCGATGCTGTTCGCCTTCGAGCAGCTCGGCGCCGACGATGATGCCGACCACGTCATCTCGGCGCCTGGCGCTGAGGGCGAGCAGCAAACTGCCGACGGTGAACTCAAGATCGAGGACCTCGCCATCATCACGACGGCGAACGGGTCGACCGTCGAGATGCATACGCCCTCGCGGCCGAACACTGCCTTCGAGCCGTTCATGCTCGCGATCATCAAGCAGATGGGCGTGGTGCTCGAAATCCCGTTCGAGTTGATGATCATGCATTTCTCGGCGTCGTTTTCGGCGAGCCGTGGCGCGCTCGAAATCGCATGGAAGGGGTTCCTCTCAGAGAAGGCATGGTTCGAGCGCGAAGTGGCCGACGTGGTCTTCGAATGGTTCTTCACCGAGGCCGTGGCGACCGGCCGGCTCAAAGCCAAGGGCTTCCTCACCGAAGCCGGTAAGCGGATGGCCTGGCTCGGCAAACAGTGGATCGGGCCGACCCGCATCCAGATCAATCCGCAGGTTGAGGCCAATGCCGACCAAAAGGATCTGGAGATGGGTACCAAGACCCGCGATCAGATCATTACCGAACGCACCGGCGGCGACTTCCAGCGGAAGCATGCCCAGCTCACCCACGAGGAAATGGCGCGGCGCAAGGACGGTATCGGCCAGTCGGCGCCGGCGCCGGCGGCGACCTCGGCCAAGCCAAATCCAAAGCCGGCCGATGAGCCGGACGACGATGGCGAAACCAAAAAGGACGATGACAAGTGAGCAGACTTCTCCACGTCGCCGACCGGGTGCTCAATCGCCCGCTTCTGCTGCATCCGGACAAGGCCGCCGTGGTTCTGGGCGTGTTGTCGGGTCGCATTGGCATCGAGACGCCCGATGCCAGTCGGTTTGAGGGTGATCAGCTGCCCGAGCGCGACGAGAATGGCAACGTTAAGCCGGGTCGCTATGGCAGCGTGAAGCTGACCCCTTACAACGTCTCGGGCGGCGTCGCGATTATCAGCGTCGTCGGTTCGCTGGTGAACCGCGGCGCCTGGATCGGCGCCTACTCGGGGGTAACCTCATACGAGGGCATCCAACACCAGTTGAAGACCGCCGCTGCCGATGCCGGCGTTCATTCCATCCTGCTCGATATCCACTCGCCTGGCGGCGAAGCCATCGGAGCCTTCGAAACAGCCGCGATTGTCCGCGAAATCGCGAAGACGAAGAAGGTCATCGCCGTGGTCAACGGGATGGCGGCGTCTGCCGGCTACGCTATCGCCTCGGGCGCCACCGATATCGTCACCACTGAATCGGGCCTGTCCGGATCGATCGGCGTGCTGATGATGCATGTCGACTACAGCAAATGGCTCGACACCGAAGGCATCAAGCCGACGCTGATCTTTGCCGGCGCTCACAAGGTCGATGGCAATTCCTTCGAGCCGCTGACCGACGACGTGAAGTCGGACATTCAGGCCGAGGTCGACCACTTCTACGACCTGTTCCTCAACACCGTGGCGGCTGGCCGAGGCTCCCGCCTTGATGCCGCCGCCGCACGAAAGACGGAAGCCCGCTGCTTCATCGGGGAGGCTGCCGTGAAGGTTGGTCTCGCCGACAGGGTGGGCACCTTCGAGACGGTCCTTGCGGACCTGACCCGCGCCCCCGGGCGCTCCTCCTCGCAGAAAGGAAAATCCATGAGCGAGAACAACGGCGCGCCCGCAGCCGAAAGCAATGCGGGCATCACCCAGGCCCAGCTCGATGCTGCCGTAGCGAATGCCACGGCGACGGCGAACGCAACCTTTGACGCCAATCTCAAGGCCGAGCGGGGGCGCATTGCTGCACTCGACGAGCTGGGCGCCAAGGCAGGTGCAGGTGCCGCGACGATCATCACCAAGGCCAAGGCTGAAGGCACGTCGCCCGAAGCGGCGGCCTTGGCGATCATCAATGCTGGCGCACACCTCGAGGGGGCCGCAGTCAGCGCCCTTCAGGCTGACGAAGCGCTTGCGACGGCGGCAACGCCGGCCGCACCCGCAGGTGGTGCCAAGGCGGCGACGCCTGAGGGCTGGAAGGCCGAATACGAAGCCAGCCCGGCTCTCAAGGGCGAGTTCCCCACGGCGGAGGCGTACGTCGCCTTCAAACGAGATGAAGCCAAGAAAGGAGGTGTGAAGTGACCACTCTCGCGACCAACAAGGCCCGGGTCTATCATTACTCGGGCGACCCGATCCGCGAAGAATACCCCGTGATCGCCGCCGACATCATCTACCAGGGCGCGGCCGTCGGCGAAAATGCGGCGGGTTATTCTCGCCCGCTCGTTGCCGCCGACGTGTTCCAGGGCTTTGCCGTGGCCAAGGCCGACAACGCCGCAGGCGCCGCCGGCGACATCCGCGTGACCGTTGAACAGAAGGGCTTCATCACCCTCCCTATCTCGGGCCTCCCGGTCACCTCCAACGACCGTGCGGCGGTCTACGCGTCGGATGACGACACGTTCACCCTCACCGCGACCAGCAACTCTCTCATCGGCTATGTCAGCCGCTGGGTGTCGACGGGCATCGCCGTCGTTGAATTCGACGCCGCGCTCGTTCGCGCTGCGCTCCAGGCATAAGGGGCCACATCCATGAGCTATCCTGCTCAGAACGATAAGCTCTCGACGCGCGGCGTGAAGTCCATGCTTCTGCTCGCCCTCGAGACCGGGACTGCCAGCTGGGTCACCGACCTGGCGATGAAGACCAACTCCGACCAGGCCAGCGAGACCTACGCCTGGCTGGGTGCGCCGCCGGCCATGCATGAGTTCATCGGCAAGCGCCAGATGAACGAACTGCTGGAAAGCAGCTTCGTGATCTCCAACAAGGATCACGAGGCCAATATCCGGGTGAAGTCCAAGGATATGCGCCGGGACAAGACCGGCCAAATCCAGATCCGCATCAATCAGCTCGCCAGCCGTGTGCTCGACTATCCCGGTACTCTGCTGTCCCGCCTGATCCTCAACGGCGCCTCGGCGCTCTGCTATGACGGCCAGTATTTCTTCGACACCGACCACGTCGAGGGTGACAGCGGTTCGCAGAGCAACAAGATCACCTTCGCGGCCGCGACCGGCACCACTCCGACGGTCGACGAGTTCGCCGATGCCATCCTTGCTGGTATCCAGCAAATGTATGGCTTCAAGGACTCGACTGGCGAGCCGATGAACCAGGCGGCCAAGGCCTTCACGGTCATGGTGCCTGTGGCGATGATGGGCGTGGCCCTCAAGGCAGTGGCCATCCTGGTTGGTGCCAACGGCGCCACTGCCACTATCGCGGCACTCAAGGGCGACTTCACGATCAACGTGCAGGTCAATGCCCGCCTCACCTGGACCGACACGTTTGCAATCTTCCGTACGGATGGCGAGATCAAGCCGTTCATCCTGCAGGAAGAGGATGGCGGCGCCGACGTGGTGGCGATCGGCGACGGCTCGGAATACGAGCAGATGAACAAGGAACAGATCTACGGCGTCGATTGGGCCGGCAATGTCGGCTACGGCTACTGGCAGGGCTCCGTGCAGGTGACCTTCACCTAATCGCTGATCCGAACCAAGACCCTCGAAAAGGCCCGCCAGTGAGCGGGCCTTTTCGTTTCCCGCAATGAGGATCATTCCGATGAAAGTCACCAAGGTTGCCCTTTTCGGGCACGTTCCGGCCGGCACACAGGTCTGGCTTACCAAGGAACAGGCGCGCGACCGCGCCCACTCCATCTCACCGACCGACAGCAACAAGTCCGTGAAGGACCGCAAGCTGTTCACCGCAAACGACCAGCTCGGCTTCAAGGGAGGAGAAGAGCTGGCTATCGAAAGCGATCTCGATCGCGGCCTCGAAGTCATGTTTGGCATCGCGCCTGCTTCGGCCGACGACAAGGCTGCCGACAAGCTCGCAGCGGTCGAGAAGAAGGTCTCGGGCATCAAGGCCCAGATCGAAGCCGAAACGGCCGCCGTTGCCGCCGCAACCGACGATGCCGGCCGCAGCAAGGCGCAGGGCAAGCTCGACAAGGCGAAGGGCGCGCTGTCCAAGGCCGAAGCCGAACTCGCCAAGCTGCAGGGCTAGGCGATGCGCAAGATCATCGCCACCACCGATGTGCTGGCCCACGAGAACCGGTTCCCCAAGGGAACCGGTTTCCATGTCGTCGACACGCCAGACCCAAAGGCGAAGCCGCCGCAGATTGACCGCGCTACGGCCGAGGTCTGGGGCCGCAACGGCTGGGCCGAGGCTGCCACCGAGAAGGCCTCGACCTGATGCCAGTCGAGAGCGCGGCCGACCGCGCCGTTTTCGTCAACGGCGCGGATTTCGGCGAGACCATCCTGTGGACGGTGGGTGCTGCCGACCCTGTCGCCATCAGCGTGCTCGGACAGGCCGGCTCTCTGATGATCGACACGCAGGATGGCCCCTCGATCCAAGGGCAGGAGGCCACCGTGACGATGCAGGAAGCGGACCTGCCACTCAATGCCAACCAGGGTGACGAAGTGCTCTTTCGCGCTAAGCACTACCTGGTCAAATCGATCGAGCCTGATGGCACCGGCATGGCCAATGTCCGCCTCGAAGAGGAGGACATCTGATGGCCGCGCATATCCGCACACAGGTGCGCAAGGCCGCCGTTGTCGATTTTACCGGCCTGACCACGACCGGCGGCAAGGTATTCACCGGCCGCATCGCCGCCATCGGCAAGGATGATATGCCCTGCCTCAACATACTGCTGCTGGACGAAGACAGCGCCTGGGACAGCGCCCCCAATATGGCGCGCAACGGGCGCCTGATCGTCGAAGGCCGGTTGCAGGCAAAGCCGGACGAGCTGCTCGACAAGCTCGACCAGATCGCCGCCGAAGTCGAAGCCCGCGCCTATGACCAATCAACGACTTTCAACGGCCTGCTGCAGAACATCGGCACGCCGACGACACAGATCGATCTGCCAGAGCCGAGCGAAGGCAATGCCCGGCCAACGGGCGTGATCCGCATCCTGTTCCCGGTGACCTACCGGACGGCCTACACCGACCCCACAACCCCAGTCTAGGAGACTTCCCCATGACCACTCACCGCGGTAATTCCGGCGTGCTCAAGGTTGGCGGCACGCCGACCGCCGTTGCCGAGCTGACCGGCTTCACCATCCAGACCAGCATCGGCACCAATGACGACACGGCGCAGGGCGACGCTGCGCGCACGTTCAAATCCGACGCGCTGCCGACGTGGTCCGGCAGCATGCGCGGCTGGTATTTCCCGGCAGACACGAACGGCCAGGCCGTGGTGAAGGAAGGCGCGGAACTCGCCTTGGAAGCCTCCCCCACTGGAACGACGAATGGCCTCGCCAAACTGGCAGGCAACATCATCGTCACCGGTCGCACCATCACCTCGGACAATGGCGCCATCGTCAACTTCGAGGCGAACTTCCAGGGTACTGGCCCGCTGACCGAAACGACCCATTCGGCATGAGCGACCTGCTGGACCGCATCAAGGCCCACGCCGAGCCCGACAGGGTACGCCGCCTCCCCGTGCCCGAATGGGCGCCAGAAGGCGGGACGGCCCTTATCCTCACCTATCGCATGGTCACGCTCGACGACCTGTCGCTGGTGCAGGAAATGGACGGCGATGCCTGGCACAAGCGCGCGGCGCGGATCATCGCGCTCAAGGCCTGTGACGAGAATGGCCAGCGGCTGTTTGCCGTTGGCGACGCCGTGGCCCTGCGCCAGACGGCCGACCCCGGCGTGATCTCGCGTATCGCGCTGCAGATGCTGGGCCGCACCTCGATCGAGGACGCGGAAAAAAACTGAGAGCCGATCCGCTGCGCCGGGTGATCTACCGGCTGGCGGATCGGCTGCACAAGACACCGCAAGAGATCCGCGAGAGCTTCACTCTCGATGATTTCGACCACTTCCTGGCCCATTGCCAGATGACAGCCGACGAAGCGAGGGGATGAGCATGACGCCGCAGATGGCCATCCAGATCACCGGCAAGTATGCCGCAAAGCCCGTCTTCGACCAGGCGGTCGCCGATGCGAACCGTGCCTCGGGCGCGATCGTGAGCACCGGCGGCCGCGTATCCACGGCGATGAATGACGCCGGCTTTGCGACATCCAACCTGGCGGCCCAGTTCAACGATATTGGCGTCATGCTCGCATCGGGCCAGTCGCCACTCTTGTTGGCGATCCAGCAGGGAACGCAGATCAGCCAGGTGCTCGGGCCCATGAAAGCAGGGGCCGCCGTCGCCGCTCTCAAGACGGCGCTGATGAGCCTGATCAGTCCGGTGACCCTGATCACCATCGGCTCAATCGCGGCGGGCGCAGCGCTCGTGCAATGGCTGATGAGTGCGCAGGGCAGCGCGGAAAGCGCCACCGAAGCCTTTGAGCGGCATCGCAAGGAAATCGAGGGCATTGTCGCGGGCTATGGAACAGCCGAAACGGCAGTTGGCGCCTATTTCGAGGCGGTGTCTCGGCTTCCTCGCTCGATCGCCACCAGCGAGCTTAACACTGCATTCGAGTCCATCGGTGCGGAGGTTGATGATTTCCGCGCGCAGATGGCAGACTTCGCCAACGATCCGCTGTTCACAAAGTTCGGCTCCGAGGCAAACCGATCGATGCAGGACCTAGCTGGGTCCTTCGCGAATGGAGAGATATCAGCCGAAGAGTTTCATCGTCGTTTGGAAGACGTCAAAGATCAGCTCAACCTGTTGGAGCAGGCCGGCGCGGCAATTCCCGGCTCGACGCGGAACATGATCGACGCGTGGCAGGAAGGCGCCATCAAGGCGATCCAGTTCGGCAATGGCATAGCCAACCTGGTCGCGCAGTCCCATGCCCTGGCAGGCATTGCGCGAGATGGCGACCTCACTTCATTCTTCGAGACCAATTCGGTCGAAAGCGCCCTTGAACAGCTTAAGCAACTGACCCCGGAGCTACGGACGCAGGCGCAAATTGCCCAGGAAATCCGCGATGCCGTGTTGAACAATCCAGCGAGCACTGAGGCGGGACGTGCCGCGGTCATCGCAGCCACCGATGAAGCTCTCGCGGCGCAGGCTACAGCCGCAGCGCGCCGGGAGTCGGCGTCCGCCGCGGGCAAGCAGGCCGATGCCTATGCCGGCGTCATCGCGAACCTCGAGCACGAATTAAAGCTGGTCAACCTCTCGGCCAGGGAGCAGGAGGTCCTCAACAATATCCGCTCGGCGGGCGTGGAGGCCTCAAGTCAGCAGGGCATGGCGATCCGCGCCGCAACCGAGGCGCTGTTCGACCAACAGAAGGCGGTCGAGGACCTCGAGAAGCAGCAGGAGCAGCTGCAGAAGACGATGGAAAAGCTGGGCGATATCGGCGTCAGTGCCATCGAATCTATCGCCGGCGCCTTCGATGACGGAAAGCTGTCCGGGCAGGAACTGCTGCGCATCGTGCTCCAGATTGGCAAGCAGCTGAGCCAGCTAGACTTCAGCGGCCTTGCGGGTGGCGGCGGCGGAAACTGGCTCTCCATGCTGTTCGGGGGCGGTCCAAATGTCGGAAGCAGCATTACCGGCAGCACGGGTGGCTTCTTCCCCGGCCTGACGGGCCCGAGCCTTGAGGGTGGCGGCTATACCGGCGATGGTGCCCGCTCCGGTGGCGTCGATGGCAAGGGCGGCTTTCCAGCAATCCTGCACCCGCAGGAAACGGTCATCGACCACGCAATTTCATCGGGCAGCGGCACCCGCTCGGTCGAGGTGCATGTGCACCAGGACGCAAGCCACGAAGGCCCTCCCGAGGCCAGCGTCAGCAGCAGCGGCAATGTCGATATCGTGCGGGTCATCGTCGGTACCGTAGCCCAGGCCATGGGCGAGGGACGGCTCGACGGCGCCATGAAAGCCAATTTCGGCCTTAGCAGAAAGCCCGCCTTCTGATGCCCGATACCTGGCCCATCACTGTGCGGCACAAGCCGCTTGCTGGCTCACCCCAGATCACGCCGTTCCGTGCGCCACTCGCCACGGACATGGAAGACGGCATGCAGCGGCGCCGTCGCTCGACTACCAAGAATGTCGCGACCATGGCCATGCGCATTCCGATGACCGCGGCCGAGCATGCGACATTCGAAGCGTGGGTGCGGGATACGCTGGCAGACGGCACGCTCGACTTCACCATGCCGGTCTGGAAGGGCGGCAGCTATGCCGACCGGACCTGCAGCCTGGTCGGCGGTCTCTACCAGTCCGCGTCGCGCGGCAGCAGCGGCTTCGAAGTGAGCTTCAATCTCGATATCGAGGACTATTGATGGTCGATCCCTGGAGCGCGGCGCTTGCCGAGGCCTATGCCGTGGCGCCGGCCGATGACTTCGTGATCCACACGCTTGAGCTACTGCACCCCGCATTCGTCGATGGTGATGACGAAGCCGACAGCATCCGCGTGGCCCTCGATGGCCGCGCATGGGACCTGGAGCTGGAAGCCGGAGCGCCGCTGTTCGGGGGCGAGGTGAAACGCTTCGAGCCCCTGTCACTCAAGGTCAGCCTGCCCGAGCAATCCGAGACCAGTTTCGGCTCGCTCAATCTCAGCCTCGACAACGTGCCCCGCACCATCTGGCCGAAGCTGCAGGCCGCCGCAAGGGTGCGGGCCTCCGCCCAGGTGATCTATCGCGAGTGGGTGGCTGTCAAATCGGGCAGCGAATACGAGACGGACGGCCCACCCGACATGATCATCGACCAGCTGACGATGCGCGTCGTGACGGCGACGCAGCTGCGCCTTTCCGGCACGGCATCATTCGTCGACCTGCTCAACCGGTCGTTCCCGCGGATGACATTCGACATGGAAAGCTACCCGGCCCTGTTCGGGGTTAGCGAATGACCCGCACCGAGATCGTCAACGCCCATATCGGGACGCCCTATTCGCTGGGCGGAAAAAAGGCCGGCACCGTGGATTGCTACGGCTCGGCCCGATTCCTGCAGCGGGAACTGTTCGGGCGCGCGATGCCGGATTTTGCCATGCCGGGAACGGCTGGCCGTTCGGCGATCGCCGCGGCGATCAGCGTGCACCCGGAGCGCCTGCAGTGGCGCGAAGTCGATGCGCCGACCGATGGCGCCCTGGTAACGATGGCCCGCAATGTGTGCGGCTACCATATCGGCACTTGGCTCGAAGAAGATGGCGGGGTGATCGTCCACGCCATCGAAGACTGCGGCGTCGTCGCCGACACGTTGCCGACGCTGGAAGCCATTGGCTGGCGCCGATTCCGGTTTCACCTGCCGATCTAATCCTTGGGACATTGATGACCTTTCACGACCCTCATCTGATGGCGGGCGGCCAAATCGTGCTGGTCACCGGCCCATTCGGCGCGCCGGAGCGCCAGATCGCGCTCGAGCGGCCGATGACGATCGCCGAAGCCATTGCCGTCAACGACCTGGCCTTCCACCTGCCGACAATCGCCGTCATGGGTGGCGAGCCGGTGATGCGCGGGCAATGGGCGCTGCGCATGGTTCGACCCGGCGAAACGCTGGCCTTCGTGGCGGTACCGGGCGGGGGCGGCGGGGAAGGCGACATCAGTGGCAAGCAGATCCTCGGCCTTGTCGCGGCCCTCGCTCTGTCGATTGCGGCGCCGATGATCGGTGGGGCGCTGTTCGGCATTGGCACGATCGGCGCCAGCATTGCCTCGGCCGCCATCCTGGCCGGCGGTACGATGCTGCTCAATGCCCTCTTTGCGCCGCCGGAAAGCACTGCCGAAAGTGCTGCGGCAGCCGACCCGATTTATTCGGTAACGGCCGCCAGCAATCAGGCCACGCCGCTCGACGTCGTTCCGGTGCTCTATGGCGAACTGGAATTCGCCCCGCGCTATGCCGCGCGGCCCTATAGCGAGTTCGCGGGCAACGACCAGTATCTCTACCAGCTGTTCACCGTGACGGCCGGCAAGGCTGCGGTGAAGCGGATCAAGATCGGCGAGACGGAAGCCTGGAACTCGACCACCGGCTACTCCTCGAGCTTTTCCGACCTCACCTTCGAAATCATCCAGCCCGGGCAGTCGATAACGCTGTTCCCGGCCAACGTGGTCACCTCGGCGGAAGTGTCGGGTCAGAACGTGCCCGACCCGGCCGCGGTGCTCGGGCCATTCGTGGTCAATGCTTCGGGCACGACCGTGGACCGGCTGGCCGTGGACTTCGCCTTTCCGGGAGGGTTGTGGACAGCTGACAAGAAGGGCGTCGCCGCGAACTCGATCGCTCTGCGGGCGCAGTATCAGCAGATCGACAATGTCGGTGCGCCTATCGGCGGTTGGAACACCCTGTTTGCCGAAACGATCTCGGCCGCGACCCGGACGCCGCAACGGATGACCCGCGCCGCCGATGTCGCGGCCGCGCGCTATCAGGTGCGGTTCCTCAGCGACGAGGCCTTCGACCCCGACGATGGCAGCGCCGTCAATAGCGTGGCTTGGGTTGGCCTACGCGGCTATCTCACCGGCTTCGAGACGCCCGCCAACACGACACTGCTGGCAATGCGCGTGCGCGCCAACGAGCAACTCAGCCAGCTGTCGTCGAGCCAGATCCGCGTGCTGGCCGAACGGCACCTACCTGTGTGGAACGGCTCGACTTGGGTGCTGCAGGCAACGCGTTCGATCGCGTGGGCGGCAGCCGACATCCTGCGCAATGCCGATTATTCACTGGGCCTGAGTGACGGCCAGTATGACCTGGCCGGCCTCGCGACGCTGGCAGCAACATGGTCCGGCAGGGGCGACACGTTCAATGCCATCTTCGACCGCGCATGGACCGCCGCCGACGCCCTGCGGGCCGTGCTGCGGGCCGGTCGGGCCCAGCCGGTGCGCATCGCCGGGACGCTCGGCTTCGTGCGCCTGCAGCCGCGCTCGATCAAGCGGGCGACCTTCACGCAGCGTAACGTCATCCGCGGCAGCTTCCAGCACAAGCTGGTGCTGTTCGACGAGGAGAAGCCTGACAGCGTCATCGGGCGCTTTATCGACGCCGCGACCTGGCAGCCGCGCGAGGTCAAGGCACAGCTGGCATCAGTGGGCGGCGACGCGCCGCAGACGATCGACTGGTTCGGCATTACCGACCGGGCACAGGTCTGGCGCGAGAGCGTTACCGAAGCGGCGGTCAATGCCTATCAGCGCGAGTTCGTCAGCTTCACCGCCGACTGGGAAGGCAAGCTGCTGGTGCGTGGCGATCCGATCCTTGTGCAGCACCCCTTCGTGCAGGGTGTTCAGACGGCGTCGCTGGAAGCGCGCTCAGGGGATGCCCTTACCCTGGATCGCGATATCGATGCGGTGACGGGCGATATCTACGTGATCCTTCGGGGCAAGGACGGCAAGGAGTGGGGACCGTGCCTCGCCGACAGCATTGTCGGCCGGGTCGTCACGCTCAATGCTACCGACCGAGCCGCCGTGGTCAGCGGCATGGGCAGCCTGGCCAGCATCCTGCCGGGCGCGCGCTCCGAGCGGGCGCATGTGCTGATCTGCGACGGCGAGATGCGGCCGTTCAACGGACTGGTGGTTTCGGCAGTGCCGCAGGACAGCGGCAAGGTCGAGGTGCTCGCGGTCGTCGACGCGCCGGAGATCTATCTCGCCGACCAGACGGAGACCATGCCGTCGCCTTACCTGCCGCCAGTGACACCGCCTGTCATTCCCCTGCGCCCAATGATCGTGGGTCTCTATGCAGCGCTGCGCTCCGGCGTCGCAGGGCTGGAGCTGGATGCGATGTGGCAGCCGGCACCGGGCGCGACGCTCGGTTATGTGGCCGAAGTTTCCTACGACGAAGAGAACACGTGGACACCGATCTATGCAGGCATGGGAAATCGGTTCTCCGCATCGGTGCTGCCCCAGCCGCTGGTGCTGCGGGTAGCGGCCGTAGGAGGGCTACAGGGGCCTTGGGTTTATCGAGAGTTCGACACTGCCGACTTGCCGCCCGGCGGCGGCTATATCGACGTGGTCGCCATCAACGATGAGTTCAAGAAGTTTGTCGGCATTCTCGCAGGCCCGGGCAGCTTGGTTGAGCGCCTCGATGAACTGCGCGACCGCCTGGCCCGGTTGGCCAACACTGGTACCGCCATCACCACGACGCACCACAAGGCCCTCGGCGTAGCAAAGGCAGAGTTCACCGAGCAGCTCACGATCATCGCCAATGAGACCGAAGCGGCCGTCGACCTGACGACGCTGCTGCTGGCCCAGTTCGGCGACAATGTCGCGGTTGCGGCCCAGCAGATCGGGGTGACCGCCAGCGAGCTTTACACCCAGGCGGTGTTCTCCCAGGAAGTCGCCGTCGAATATGGCGGCGTGACGGTTTCTGGGCTGCGTACGGCCGTTGCAATGGCTGGCCCTGACGGATGGGAAGTGAAGATCGCCGATGTGGTCAGGGCCACCGGCCTGGCCGTCGATGTTGAGGCCGGGACTTACACCCTGATCAATTCGGACGGCCAGAGCATGTGGGCCGCCAAAGCCAACAAGTTCGCCTTCCTCAGCCCCGATGGCACTACGCTGCGCATGCCGGTCTATTTCGACGGCACCACCCTGCATCTGACCGACACGGTGGTAAATGGCGACCTCGTGGTCACTGGCACCATTCGGACGGATCACCTGCAGATGGGCGCAGTGCTGGCGATGGTGACCACGGGTAAGGGTCCGGTGGTTTCGTCTGGCGGCCAGCTGCAGGCGGCGTCGATCTACGTGGCCGAAGGCGTGGTGCGCGTCGACGTGAATTGCGTGCTCAACCGCCCCAGCGAGAACCCCTGGAACTACGGGTATCTGACCATCCGCATCCTAAGGAACGGCAGTCAGGTCGATTATCGCAGCATCTTTTTCGACGACAACTTTGCCTACCCGATCGCCTTCACCTTTGCCGACTACCCGCCATCCGGACAGACACACACTTATTCGGTCGATGCCTATGGCGGCTCCTGGTCCATGCAGGATTGCGTGATCGGTCTCACCAATCACAAGAGGATCGGCTGATGCACGGCTATTCCATTTATCGGATTTCGACGGGTGAGATTGTGCCGGGCAGGAGCGGCTGGTGCTCCGAGTATCGTGACGTGGTGGCCCAGCCGATCAGCGAGGACGAGGCTTGCTTCGACCAGTTCCTGGAAGGGCGGGAGTTGTACATCGTGGGCCAGACTGCGACGCCACGCCCTGTTCTCCACGCCTCGGCCGAGGCCGTGGAGTTGGTAGCGGACGGCGTTGATAGCTTTGCCATTGAGCCAGTCCCGCCCGGTACCCGTGTGTCCTTTCGGGGCGAGTGGCACGTCATCGACGATGGCCTGCTGATCATCACAATCGCTGTGCCTGGTCCATACGACCTGGTGCTTGAGCCGCCATTCCCCTTCCAGCATCAGAACATCCGGATCAACGCCCATGCGCCTTGAGGTCCTAGTGACGCCCGCCATGGTCAAGGCTGAAGCTCGTCGCCGCATCGAGGAGGCGTTTCCGCTTTGGCGCCAGGCCAACATACTGCGCGAGGGTGGTCCGGCCGTCGCCGGTATGGGCGAGTTCATCGACGCCATTCGAACCAGGTCGGACGAGATCGAGACCCTTCACCCCATCCCCGCCGATTACTCGGCCGAACACTATTGGACCCTCCCATGAGCGGACGCCTTTTCTCGACCGGCACCGTATCGGTGACCAATGGCAGCAAGATCGTCACACTGGCCGGCGCCACCGTGGCAGAGTTCAATATGCGCGATGGCGACGATCTTCAGGTGCTGGGTCTGGGCTCGCGTATTGCGATCGCCCAACTTCTTCCCGACACAAACCAGTTTGAGCTGCTGCACAACTTCGACGGGGCCACAGGTGCGGCACTAGCTTACACGATCTACCGCAATCCCGCCGGATGGGGTTCCCAAGAGCTACTCGCCAGCCAGGTCGCGGACAACGTTCGCCTGCTTTCAGATGGCATTCCGATCGCCCAGGACGATCTCGATGCCATTGCGCAGGCTCGTGAAGAAACCGAGGATTTGGCCCTGCAGGCGTCGGGCTCGGCCGGCACCGCCACCAGCCAGGCCGGCATCGCTACCACGAAGGCGGGAGAGGCCGTCACCGTTCTGGATGAGGTAGAGACCCTGCGCGATGATGTGGCGGCGCGGGCTGCGCTCATTACATCGACCAGTCCTGGATCGGTTGTGGGTGCGGCGACCGGCGCAGAAATGATCGCCGGCGCGATCAATGACAAGGTGGCCACCCCGGTAAATACCAAGGTCGCCCTCGAAGCCAGGTTCGGTCCGACCGGCACCCAGATTGGCGCCTCAGAGGTTCGTTATCTCAGCGGCCACAAGGTGATCGGCGGCTTTTTGGATAACAATGGCCGCATGCCCCTCGCGATTACGGAAGAGGGCCTGATCCTCGGAAAGCTGGGGGTAGCGATCGGAGTGGCCAACGGCTTGTCGTTCAACCGAGACCCTGTGACCGGCCTTTACGAGATTTCGCTGGGGACAGAGGCCAACATGCTGCCCGTGGGCGGCAATGGCGACACTTTCGACACTCGGTCTCCGCGGTATTTTGACAGCAAAGAGGTGCTGTGGGCCCTGGAAGCCTCGAACGGTAGATGCCCGATCGTCGTGACTATCGACGGCCAAGTTTACCTCGCTAAGTCCAATGTGCAGGCGAATACCGACGCCATCGAAGCGGAGCTTGCGGTGCTGACCGAGCGCTTCGAGGCAATCGTGCCAACGGCGGAAATTGCCTGCTACGGGGACAGTCTCACCGCTGGCAGCTACCCCAGTCGGCTTGCCACCGTCCTTGATCGAAGTGTTTACAACCGCGGCATTGGTGGGCAGACCGCAAAGCAAATTGCCTCTCGTCAGGGAGGGTGGGTGCGGCTACTGACCGTGGAGAATGATGAGATCATCGAGGGCAGCAACCCTGTGACGGCGTTTGAGGGCGTGGCCATCAGCGCCGGCACTCGCAGCAGCGACCCACTTTCCACGGCGTCGAACAACACCGTCTACACCTTGCGAGGCACCCTGGCCGGTGTCCCAGGCGTCCTTAGCCGTGGCGCCTCTGGCGGCCCTCCTTCCACCGTCGAGACCTACGTCTTTGCTCCCGACGCGGGTCAGGTCTTGCCAGTCCGTTGCCCTCCCCAAGCCGCCTTTATCGTCGATCCCGAGGGCGACGATCGGCGGGTGAACATTTTCTGGCCTGGGCGCAACGACACCTGGGCCGACACCAATATCCAGCTGTCGGTGGACTGGATGGTTTCCCGCCTGGCAACAGGAGAGAAGCGCTTCGTCATCATGAGTGTGCTCAATGGCGAGTACGCGACCGAGGATGTGGGCGGCGCCCGCTATAACCAGATCATCGCCATCAACACCGCCGTCCAGTCGAAATACCCCGCGAACTACCTGGACATTCGCCGGTACCTAATCGACCACGGGCTCGCCACCCTTGGCATTACCCCGACCGCACAGGACCTGCTCGACGTCGAGCGGGACATCGTTCCGGTCTCACTCCGGGTGGACGGCATTCACCTCACCGGCGATGCCCTGCAGCTTGTTGCCGAGCAGCTTGCCGACTTCATCATAGCAAAGGGCTGGTAATGAGCTTCATCGCAAAACTTTCGCAGGCGGTTACGGATGTGACTATCCCGTCCACGACGTTGGACCCTGTTGTGAATGCGGGGACGTCCTGGCTGTTCGACTTCACCAACCCGTATTGCAATACCAACCCCGCTGGAAACCTTGCCGCGGGAAGCACCTTCAGAAACTTGGTCGAGGGGGCCGCAGATGCCGTCGTGGTGCGGCCAGCAGGCACAACGGCTATCGAGAACCTCGCCGCGCTCGCCGGGCTGCGCTGGAACGCGAGCAGTGCATTTACAAACATAGATCAGGTCGATTTGGGGTCTGGCTACTCCTTCGCGCCCTCGACGCCGTTCGTCATTGGCGTATGGCTCAAGCAGGCAGCAGATGGAAACACCGCGGCCTACCAGCCCGTGGCCAGGCGCACCCTAACCAACGCAAATGCTTCTCAGTGGATCATCGATAGCGGCGCTAGTGGCAACAATCATCGCGGCAACGTGGGCAATTTGGAGGGCACGTCATCCACCGGTCCCAGCCCATCGGCAGTCCAAAATCTGTTGGCACGAGACGTGGTTCACCACGTGGCCTTCTCATATCAGCCAGGAGCAAACGGCGTCCGGCTGTGGCACAACGGCGCTGAGGTCAGCCCAATTGGTCCGATAACCGGGCCTGCCGAGCTGCGAGCTGAGGCTGCGACCCACATTCTGCTCGCATTGGCGGGCAAGGGCAGCATTTACCGGTTCTGGTCGGAACGGTACGCCCTCGCAGACCGGACAGCCGCGCAGGCCGTGGCCCAGGAGTGGTCGCTCAACACCGGGCGGTTTGTCTAGGACAGAGCTCTTAGTTTTTGAAGGTCGGCCTGCAAGGGTCTTATAGCCGGAAGGCTGCCGAGGGCGGCCATGCTGATGAGAGTGCCGCCATCGAGGGCGATCATGTAGCTAAAGTTCACCGCGTTCTTTTGCAGCTCTTCGAGAATTGCAGGCTGGTTCTCGAGGAGAATGCCCGTGTGGGCTGCAATAGCGACGGAGAACATCAACCCCGGCCCCATCCGGTTTACCTTCGCGTACCGAACCCCCTCCGCGCCAAGCTTCACCGATCGGATCTTAAAGGTGAAGACCGTCGCCCAGTGGGCCAGATAGCCCATGTCAAACCAGTCCAGTTCGGAGAAGGTGTCGGTGGGCCCCTCCGGATCTAGGCGCATGCCAATCATCGAACGGCGCACGAACTCATAGGTGGAAACCTTTCGCCCCGTCGAGAGGGTCCAAGGTTTTGGCTCGTCCAGTCCGTCAATGATCAAGTTGTAGTTCAAGTCAGCCAGCGAGCGCCGGCCGTCCAATGCGGACACAAGCGCAGCACCAGGCAGCGTTCCAGGGCAGTCGATCAAGAAATTCGCCATAAAAGCGAGTTCCCGCGGGCCACCACCAAGTGCAGCCAAGTGACCAAGGACCTCCCCGGTTATCGTGATGACCCCGGCGACCTTTGGTTCCGCAATGATGTCGCGTGGATGCGTGGCGCAGGCGGCATGAGGTCCATCAACGACACTTACCACCAGCAGATCCTCGATGTCGCCGTAGGCAATATCGAAAAGCCGGTGGTCATTGGCGCCCTTGATAGACCTGCGGTGCCATTCGCTAATTCGGTCGCGAGCTTGAGCTAGGTTGTGTTCGACAGCACCCTCGAAGCTCTCGCGACCGCGATACATTTGAAACCAGATCAGCACCCTGCCGACACGCAGGAGCATGTCAGCCGGCTCTTTGCCGTCGCTCCACTGGTTGGGATGAAACAACTCGCTCATGCCCACTGAGCTCTTTACGAAAGAGGCGATGAGTTTCTCTTGCTCAGAGCGCGGCAGGCCAATCCTCTTCCGGCGTCCTGTCTTCGGCAAATCTAGTTCCACCCGATAAGGCCGGCCCGCCACGCGGATTGTGGGGCGGCACGACGGCAACTGCAACTAACCACCAACAACGGAGCCTTCCTAATGAAACTGACCGCCAATTGGCGGGCAGTGCTGCTGCGCGCGTGGAGCGTGCGGCTGATGCTGCTTGCCGCCCTGCTATCCGGCCTCGAGGTGGCGCTGCCCCTCATGCACGGGTTCTTCCCCCTCGATCCCGGTGTTTTCGCCCTGCTGTCGTTTGCCGCGACGGCCGGCGCCGTGGTTGCCCGCTTCATCGTTCAGAAAGGACTGACCAATGGCTCGTAGCCGCCTCAAGACTGCCGGCGCCCTCATGGCCGCCGCGATCGCCCTCGTTGGGTCGTGGGAGGGCCTGCGCACCGTTGCCTATCCCGACCGACTGGCCAATGGCATTCCCACGGTCTGCTTTGGCGAAACGCGCGGGGTGAAGCTGGGCGATAGCTACACGGTCGAGCAATGCCAGGTGATGCTGGGGCAGGGGCTGGTCGACTTCGAGGCCGGCATGCGCCGGTGCCTGGTGGCTCCGGACAGCATCCCCGATCAGCCCTACGTCGCCTTCCTGTCGCTGTCCTATAACATTGGCACGGGTGCATTCTGCCGCTCGACCGTCGCCCGCAAGGCCAATGCCGGCGACATTCGCGGCGCGTGCAACGCCATTCCGATGTGGAACCGGGCGGGTGGCAAGGTTTTGCCCGGCTTGATTAATCGCCGGGCTGATGAGCGGCGCCTGTGCCTCGAAGGGGTGAGGTGATGGAGAAGCGCACAGATCCTCTGCCCGCCATCTTCGTGCCGTATGCCGAATTTTTCGATGAAGACATGGGCGCGAAGGTGCCGGGCTCCATCAGCGTCAGCGACGAAGACGGCCGGTGGCTCTATGGCTGCCCATGCGGCTGCGGCACGGCCGGCGCGTTGCGGGTGGCTGCTGGCGAGAAGCCTGCCCAGTCGCCGTCCTGGCTGTGGAATGGCTCGACTGAAAAGCCGACGCTGACACCATCGGTCCACCATGTCGGCCATTGGCACGGCTGGCTGACCGAAGGGGTGTGGCTATCATGCTGAACCCCACCGGCCTGGGCCTCATCGCCGCGGCGCTGTCCGCCAGTCTCGTCGCCGGCTCGGCCGGCTGGTTCGGACGCGGCCTCATCTTCGATAATTTCGAGCGGCCGGCCATAATCGAAGCCGCCACCGACAAAGCAAATGACGCGGCCACGATCCGCGTCATGGACGCTGCCAACCGAGCCGAGGCTGCTGAGCGTGCACGCATGCAGCGCGCCAGTGCCGAAGCCCTTCGCATCTACAAGGAAGCCCTTGCCACCAGCGAGCGGGCCACCGTGGAAGCTCAAACCCGTCTTGACCAGGAGATTGCCGCCTATGAAGCCGAACTTGCTGCTGCAGGCCTCTCTCGCACTGTCACTCGCCGTGATCTTGAGTGGGTGCGGGGCAACGTCCCGTAACGCCCAGATCGCGGCGGGAGAGCGGATCGGTCAGGCTGTTGCCAAGCCTGACCTGGAGCGTCAACCGGATGAGTGTGGCAAGAGATTTCCAATGCTCGATGTGCCCGTAGGTCAGGAGCTGACGACGGTGTGGAAGCGCTACGAAGTTTATGTGGAGGGTCCGATCAACGATCGCATCACCCGCTGCTTTGAGTTCAACGAAAACCAGATCAACGGCCTTAGCGGCCGGTGACAGCAGCGGCGGGAGCGTCACCGCCTGACCTTTACCCTGTTTGATCAGAGCGCAGATGTCGCCCCCACCACAAAGCACCGCCTATCTGCTTGGCCAACTCATCGAGGGCGTGGCCGGTCTTCGCCGCGACATTACCGAGCTGCGCGAGGATTTCGACGAAGAGAAGGGCCATGACCGGGATGCCCGAAGGGACATGCATCGCAAGATCGATGAGCTCACAGACAGGGTGGGCAAGGTCGAAGGCAAGATCGAGATCGCCGGACAGGTGACAGCCCAGACCCGCGACCGGATCGACGACGTCAGCGCTGACGTAACCGAGCGACTGGATGGCTTTGACAAAACGCTGACCGTCGATGTCACGCCAACCGTCGAAGAGTTCAAGCGCATGAAGATGATCGGCATGTCGGTTGTCGGGGTCGTTGCGCTTGGCGGCACTGCCTTCGGGGCGTCACTCATCTGGTGGGGCGAGCAGGTTGTCGCCACCATCAGGTCTTTGCTCCGCATCCCGTAATCGCTTAGCTAGTGCGGCCCATACGGGATAATCGCATCGTCTTCGAGCCGGCGTATCTCGGCCTCGAGACGAGGATTGTCCGCCAGCACCTTGGCGATGCCAGAAAGCATGTCGCCGACCTCTGCCGCGTCGCCAGCTGCCATGGTGAAATCGAACCGTTTGCCGGCGGCGTCCTTGATTGACAAAACGGCCCGCGGGCCTTCGCCAAGCACGATGGTGACCGCGAAGGCGTCAAGCTGGTGCGCTAGCATGTTGGGGTCCCATCGGCCGTTGTCGAGCGGGTTGAATGTGGCTGCCATTGCGTTCTCCTTTCCCTTTTTGAACACCCAACGGCATGGACGAGTCAAGCACTTGTTCTCTTTCTGTTCACGGTGGTAAGAGTCGACACTTCCGACAGGAGGTGACCCGTGAACCTTGCCATTAAGCTGAACGACGCCGAGCGCATCCGCCGCGCCATTGCCGCTGAACCTGACCTGACCGAGGCCGATCTCAAGCATCGACTGGGGGTTACGTCAGGACAGATCAAGGCTGCCCTGCAGTATCGGGGCGTCCAAAAGACCGGTCGACGCTCGAGGTGAGCGGTGGAAGAGTTTCCTCGCTTGAGATGGCACAAGGGCGGGCGAGGCTTCCGGGCCTATCCCATGGGCAACCACTCCGGCTCGATCGAGAAGCGATACGTTGAAATATGGCTGCAGGTCAGCGGCCTCAGAGGCCATCCGCCGCACGATTACTACGAAAACTGGAACTGGCTGGTGTCCTGGGAGGGGTGGTTTTCGGAGCACGGCGTCGCCGAAGGCAAGCAGGCAGCGGCCGATAAGGCGACTGAGAAGTGGTGGACCTGGGTACAAACCGAACTGCCCCGCAACCTCGAACTCGAAGTGGCGATGATCGTCGCCCGTACTCCGGTGCGGCCCCTGCCAAACAGTCTGCTTGGCGAAGACACCGAGTTTCTGCGCAAGGTCCAGTGGTGGCTCAACGAGGTCTACAAGACGGCGTCGAAGCCTGATGAAGCGCCGCGTCCTGCCACGGATCTGATGGCAAGGCTGTCCGAGGAGTTGCATCGCCGACGCCTGACGGAGCCCCAGCCTGAGCAGCCGGCCGGACCCGCCGTCAGCGGCGGTTATCGCCGTCGTCGGCGCTGA